AAGCGGAGATGTTGTAGATTTCGCAGGAAACAATGTTTCTCGCTCAACCTACGATAAGGTTCTTCGTACCTTGCCAAGCAAGTACTTGCAGCGCCGTAATGAACTGCGATTCTTCACGGGTCCAGGCGTTGTTCAGGACTCAATCTATAGCTTGGGTAATCCAAACTCAGCAACTGATGCAACTGCAGGCGCACCTGCACCAATGTCAACAGCTGGTGAAATGGCATTCTTGCAAGGCTCAATGAGAGCAAATGGTGGTCCAGGTGCAACTGGTCTCTCACCATTTGGTATTCCTCTGATTGAAGTACCTTTGATGCCAGAAACCGCAACTGGTGACTACTCGGGTGCAGCAGGTTCACATGGTTTCGTGGAACTCACATTCCCAAATAACCGTGTAATTGGTATCCACCGTGACATCACAGTGTACCGCCAGTTCAAGCCAAAGACTGACACAATTGAGTACACACAGTACATGAGAGTTGCAAACAACATTGAAAATGCTGATTCATATGTAATCGGTAAGAATGTTAAGTTGCGCTCACTCTAATCTAAAAAATTAAAGTAGATAACGGGCGGGGTTCACAAGAACCCCGCCTTTTATCATACCTAATTGATTTAAATAAATATAAGTGGTAAGATTGATAATATGACTAATAAAAAAACAAGCGTAACATCTGAAGAAATTAACAAACCAAAAAAAGCAGTAGCAAAAAAAGCTGCAGTGAAAGAAGAAATTACCGAAGATATTATTTCTAAAGAAGGAAATGTTTTAATTGTGTTTGAAAGTGGTTCTGGATACACAACTGGTTCTGGATTTCGTTTTTCACAAAGGAATAAAATGGGCTTGCTTCCATCGGAAGAAGCCAACTTGCTTCTTGCACTAGAGAATTTTAGATTACCTAGTGATGAAGAAAAAGAATTGTACTATACTAATCAGGAGGATTAATAATGGCAGGCAATCTTACAGACTATCTTGAGGACAAGCTGATTGATCACTTTCTTGGCACCACTTCGTATACAATGCCAGCAGATGTTTATGTAGCGCTGTTTACAGTCGCTCCGTCTGACGCAGGTGGTGGAACAGAAGTCACTGGCGGCTCATATGCTCGCAAAATTGCAACATTTACTGCCGCCTCAGGCGGAGCAACATCAAATGATAGCAACATTGACTTTACAGGAATGCCAGCTACTACTACTGTAGCAATCGGTATCTTTGATGCTATAACTAGTGGTAATATGTTGCTGCACGGAACTCTTACTACAAATAAAATAACTGATGCTGGGGATACTCTAAGAATTGCAACAGGCGATCTTGATATCAGCATTAACTAGGGGATTACTATGTTGAGAAGAGAATTTAGCGGTGCTGTTCTTAGAACTACTATAACGAGTAGCCTTTCTAACTCCGCTACTTCTTTTGATGTTGTTGATGGATCAACATATCCGACTGGTGAAAATCATCCTTTTGTCATTGTTATTGATCGTGGTTATATCTCTGAAGAAAAAATTTTAATTTCGTCAAGATCCTCAAATACTTTTACTGTCAATCAAAGAGGATATGATGGAACAACTGCTGTCGCCCATGATTCTGGTTCGTTTATTGATCATGTTTTAGATGCATCTGTTATTCAAGATATGAATACAACAACTTATGATAATGAAATTCTAATGTGGATGGGGGTATAAGATGGCAAATTTAACGCCAAAAAGTTTCTATATAGGGAGCGGAACTGCTTCTAATGTATATACAACTGCAAACACGGTTGGTAATTATTCAATTATTAAAAATATTAATCTTTGTAATTCTACTTCTTCAACTGCAGTATGCAGTATACATATTCTTGTAGGAGCGGCTACACCAGCAGCAAATAACAAAGTTGTGAGCAATATTAGTGTGCTCGGAAACAATGTTGTATTTTATAACACAGCCTTAGTCGTACCTGCTAATAGTAAAATCTATGTAGATCAAGTAACAGCTAACGCTGTGACATTTACAATTAGCGGTGTAGAATATGCCTGATCTCAGTAAATCTCTGGTTGTTGATACAACTGTTGATCTAACTAGCACCCAGACGCTTTCTAATAAAACTCTTACCACTCCAACCATTAATGGACCAGAGATTACAGCTACTGGTGGAACTCCAAGAATTCATGGTATCTATCTTCCAGAACCACATTTCATCACATTTGAGGGTTCAACAACAGATGAGTTTGAAACAATTCTAACAGTTGTAGACCCAACTGCCGACAGAACCGTAAGTCTTCCTGATGCAAGCGGCACACTCACCCTGGCAAACTCGGATGTGACATTTGCTAATCTAACAGTGTCTGGTGATTTGATTGTTAGCGGTAACACGACAACTCTTAATACCGCTAATCTTAATGTTGAAGATAATTTTATCCTTCTTAATTCTGGTGAAACGAGTAGTCCTACACTCAACTCTGGTGTTGAAATTGAACGAGGCACTTCCACTAATGTTCTCATTCGCTGGAATGAAACAATTGATAAATGGCAATTCACCAATGATGGGACTAATTATACCGACTTCGGTGCTGGCGGAGCAGCTGTCTCAGATACTCCACCTACTTTCCCTGAAGTTGGGTCGCTTTGGTTTGAGTCTGACACCGCACAAACTTTTGTATATTACGACTCTCAATGGGTTGAAATTGGAGCAAGCGGAACAGCTGCTTATGTAGCAGACACTGCTCCTTCCAACCCAATCGCTGGTCAGTTCTGGTATAACTCATCAGAGGGTGGTACCTATGTTTACTACGATTCAGTTTGGGTTGAAGTTGGCGCATTGGCAATAAATAGCCTTTTATCAATCGTTAATGCAAAAGGCGATCTGCTAGTTGGTAGTGCTGATAATACTGTGGTAAGATTGGGTGTAGGAAATGATAATCAGTTTTTGGTAGCTAATTCATCTGCCACAAGTGGTCTTTCCTGGTCTTCAATTGAAGATGATCAAATTGTTTTAGTTGGAAGAATTTTTAGTTAAGGAGAATTATGGCAACATTTAGCAAAACAACCCTTAGCGGTTCAACAAACGGTAGACAGATCAAGGTTGTAGCAACAGCTTCATCTGGAACACTCATCCATACAGCTCATGCATCCGCATTGGATGAGATTTGGCTATACGCTGTTAATGATACCGCAACGGATCGTTTGTTGACCATTCAATGGGGCGGAACAACAGCAACAGATGATGACATTGAATTCACCGTTAAAGCACAGAATGGTCTGTATCTCATTGTCCCAGGTCTTCTTTTGACTGGCAGTACAGTTGTTCGTGCTTACTGCGCTGCTGCCGCTAACGCAATTCAGATAAGCGGGTATGTTAACCGAATCGCTTAGGGTGCTGTCATGGTAGCCTTTAATAAGAAAACAGAAGGTGGAAAGCAAGTCTCTACCCACTTAAGTCCTCGTGGGAATCGCACTAATTCTGGGCAAATTCATTCTGCTTGGGTCGGAGTAAGCGCACCTAAAAATGCCCCAACTTCTTTATCGGCAACGCCTGTTAACACTTCTGTTTCAATTTCTTTTACCGCACCAAGTGATAATGGCGGTATGGATATTACTAACTACCAGTATGCAATTTCTTCAAATGGTGGTTCTAGTTATAGCACATATGCTGCGCTGTCACCAGCGGATGCTATTTCTCCAATTACGGTAACTGGTCTAACACAAAATACTGCTTATTTAATTAAATTAAAAGCTGTCAATGATGTTGGGGTCAGCGATATTGAATCATCCCCAGTTTCATTTACATCACAAGGTATTCCAACATCTGCACCAAGCAGTCTTTCAAGCACTCAAACAAATACAACTGCAACAATTTCATTTACAGCAGCTGCAAGTAGCACATCTCTTACGAACTACGAATACTCGTTTAACAATTCAACCTGGACCGCTCTATCTCCTGCTGATGCTGTGAGTCCTGTAACAATTACAGGTCTTACGCAAAACACTGCTTACACTGTATATCTCCGTGGTGTGAACTCTTATGGTTCTGGTCCTGGCTCTACTGGTCTTTCATTAACAACAGAAGGTGTACCAACGGGAACAGCGACTATTAGTTCTGTAACTGTTGGTACAAGCACAGCAACGGTCAACTTTTCTGTTGCCGCTGGTGGTGGTGCAATAACAGGTTACGACTTGTATGTTACAAACTTTACAAATGCTTGGAATAACACAACAGGAAGTCCAATATCTGTTACTGGACTAACACCAAATACGACTTACACTTTCTATGTTCGTGCTAAAAACGCTTATGGTGTTGGTCCACAATCTGCTGGTGTTAATGCAACAACAAACCCAACATTTATTTCTGCATCTGGCGGAACAACCTTGGACTACGCAAGCGGCGGATTTACATATCGTTCACACACTTTCACGGGCAATGGAACATTTACGGTATCAAGTACAGGTTCCTTTGGTGTTGTTGATGTTCACCTTGTTGGCGGAGGCGGAGGTGGTGGTTGGTCATATGGCGCTGGAGGCGGTGGAGGTGGTGGAAGAACTCAAACAAGCGTTGGCATAGCCGCTACTGGCTATAGCGTTGTTGTTGGAGGTGCAGGAAGTAACACTTTTGGATCCCCTTATACTGGAGTTGCTGGTGGAACAAGCACAGTTATGGGATTTTCTGCAGGCGGTGGAGGTGGTGGTTCATCTAATATAACTGGACCTACAGCAACACCAGCAAACGGTTCTGGTGGTGGTGGAAATCTCAACCAGATTGCTGCTGGTGCTGGTACATCTTATGGTAGTGCAGGTACTGGTCCATCAAACGGTGGTGGTTCAGGCGGTAGCGGTTTTAACCAGCCAAATAATTATAGAACTGGCTCTAACGAAACTTACGCTGTAGGCGGAGGTGGTTCAGGGTATTCTTTTGGCGGCTCCGCAGGTACAACATATGGTTCTGGAGGTGGTGGTGGTGGAAACTATGACCAAGTTAACCGTTTTGGTGGAGCCCCTGTTGCTGGTGTTGTAATTATTAGATATAGGATTGCATGATGAAAAACTTTGCACGAATACAAGATGGTTTAGTTGTAAACATTGAAGCAGCAACTGATGAATGGGTCGCAGAACAAAACGATGAGTTTCTTTTTATAGAAACAACTTCTGGAGTATCTGTCGGAGCTCAATGGAATGGTGAAAAGTTCATTCTTATTCAACCATTCCCCTCATGGGTATTAGATAACAACAACGATTGGCAACCGCCAACTCCTCAGCCAAATGAGGATTGTTACTGGGATGAAGAATCATTATCTTGGGTATCAATTGTTTAATATACTTATATAAGATATAATAGAAAATATGGCAATTGACTTTCCAAACTCCCCAAGCACAAATGATATCTTTACATCTGGTGGAAGAAGCTGGACATGGACAGGTACTACATGGCAAGCTTATGTACAGGCATTGTCAAACAGTTCAATTACAAACGACCTGATTGCAGATACAACAATTACAGCCGCAAAAATTGCAAACGCTACGATCACATCCACACAAATTGCAAACACTACGATTACCGCTACACAGATTGCAAATGCTACAATCACTTATGACAAACTTGCGCTGAGTAATTCTGTTGTTAATGCAGATATTAGCTCTTCAGCTGCTATTGCGGCGACAAAAATTTCTGGTACGGCAATTGTTCAATCAATTGTTGATGCCAAAGGTGATTTGATTGTTGCTACCGCAGCAGATACTGTTGCTCGTCAGGCTGTTGGGTCTAATGGTCAGGTGTTGGTTGCTGATTCGGGTGTGACGAATGGTGTTGCGTGGGTTGACCCGCAGACGAACCGTAATGTGATTATCAATGGTGCTATGCAGGTTACACAAAGAGGAACATCAGTAGCGAGTATTGCTGGTAACAGTTACAACACTGCCGACAGGTGGAACACAGCAATAACAAACATGGGTGTATGGACACAATCTGTTGAAAACGATGCTCCAACTGGTTCAGGTTTTCGCAAGTCTCTAAAAATGCTTTGCACTACTGCCGATGCTTCTCCAGCAATAAGTGATGAAGTTTCTGTTACACAAATTATTGAAGGGCAAAATCTTCAACAGTTTCTCAAAGGAACTTCATCTGCCAAGCAATTCACCTTGTCTTTTTGGGTAAAAGCAAATGTGACTGGCACATATGTTGTTTGGCTGTATGACCCCGATAACACTCGCCATACATCTTTGTCATATACAATTTCTGCTTCTGCAACTTGGGAAAAGAAAACAATCATTTTTACTGCTGATACAACTGGGGCTTTTGAAAATGATAACGGTTCTTCTTTGTTTGTGCGTTTTTATCTTGGCGCTGGCTCTGATTATACCAGTGGAACACTTGCTTCAACTTGGGCTTCTCTGACAAATGCTAATCGTTGCCCAGGTCAAACCAACCTTGCATCTGCAACAAGCAATTATTGGCAGATTACGGGTGTTCAGTTGGAGGCTGGTTCTGTTGCTACACCATTTGAGTTTGAGGATTTTGGTGTGACGCTCGCCAAGTGTCAACGGTATTATCAGCGCACAACTGGAACAAGGAACTTTGGTATAACAACTGCACAAATTGCAACTGATGCCTATGGGTATATCCCTCTGCCTTGTTCTATGCGTGTTCCTCCTACATCTGTAGAAAGCAATACTCTTCGTGCATTTGATATCATCAATGCTGCAACAACAATTTCAGCATTAACACTTGATGGTTCAGCAAGTTCTGAATCTTCTGCTGCTATAAAAATCGTAACGACTGGTATGACAGCACTTAGAACTTATTTTATTATTCAAAATGGTGCAACAAGTTATCTTGCATTTAGTGCGGAGTTGTAATGTTTTATTATCTTGACATTGAAAACATAAACGGCGACATTCAACGCCATATTTTGCATCCATTAACAGACGGTGGTGTTATGTCGTTCCCTTTAACTGACGACAACCCGAACAAGCCTGCTTATGATGCGTGGGTTGCTGAAGGTAACACGGCTACCGAATGGTCGCCTAATAATAACGAAGATGAGGTATAATTAATCAATATGGCAATTGACTTCCCTAACTCTCCTGCAACTAATGCTACCTTTACATCGGCTGGTAAAACATGGGTATATAACGGGGTAAGCTGGAGCTTACTTACATTAACACAAAATGTAATCCCATCAAATTCTGTTACCAGCGCATCAATTGTTGATGCAACCATCGTGAATGATGATATTGCAAATACTACTATCACAAATGATAAACTTGCTAACACCACTATCACCAATGCTAAGCTTGTTAATACATCTGTAACAATTGGTTCAACAGCAATTTCACTGGGGTCAAGCAATACCACAATCGCTGGTCTTACAAGTGTTACATCCGCTAACGCCAATGTCTCAACCAAGCTTACTGTCACAAGCGTTAGTGAGCCAGCACTTGTTTCTGCTACTGCAGCAACTGGAACTATCGCAATTGATTACCTATCAAACCCAACTGTGCTTTACACATCAAACTCAACCGCAAACTGGACTTTGAATGTTCGTGGTAATAGTTCTACTACGATGAATAATAGTATCTCAACTGGAGATGTTGCTACTGTTATATTTTTAGCAACAAATGGAGCTACTCCATATTATGCAAATACAATTCAAATTGATAGCACTACAATAACTCCTAAATGGCAGAATGCTATCGCTCCATCATCGGGTAATGCTTCATCTATTGATGCATATACATTAAGTATTTTTAAAACAGCAGCAAATACTTATACTGTATTTGCTAGCCAATCAAGATTTGGTTAGGAGTTCTTATGCCATTTTTTGCTAAATTTGGTGGAGGTAATTCAAATAAGTTTGGATTCACAAGAGGAGCTAGTGTACCTCTTACAGCCCCAACATCGCTAAGCGCAACTCCAGTAAACACCTCTGTTTCTATTTCATTTACGGCTCCAACAAATACTGGTGGTATACCAATCACCAACTACGAATACTCATTTAATAACTCAACATGGACTGCTCTCTCACCTGCAGATGCAACAAGCCCTGTAACTGTTCCTGGTCTTACTCAGAATACTGGATACACTGTTTATTTGAGAGCGGTAAATGCTATTGGTTCTGGTCCTGCCTCTTCGGGTGTCTCGTTCACAACACAAG